ACAATACCCATCAGGATTAGTGTCCAAAAAGTTTTTGACAACAGCAAGGGAAAAATAAGTTTTTCCAGTACTGCTTTCGCCAGCAATGGCAGTAATCTTATTACTAGAAACGCCACCATAAATGGAACCAGAGACAACCGCATTAAAAATATAACTTCCTGTATCAATGAATCTTTCAGTTTCATTAATTTCTGACGCAATTTGGGTGTAGTCATCCCCGATCTCTTTTACTATTTCTTTTAAAAAATTCATACTATGCCACAATGTCGAATACTTCTCTTAATACCTTTTTATGAGGATATCCTTCTTCTATCAAGAATTTAGTTAATCTTAACTTTCTATGCAACTCATTTCTAAATTGTCTTTTCATTGCATCTGGATGATTTGATTCATTCAATGCCTCCATTAACTCTTTCAATTCTTCGTTGTTGATTGGTAAATCCATGATAAAAGTTTAATTACACATATTATAACACCTTATTTTAGTTTTGGCAATCAAGAGAAAAAACTTTCTAAAGTGATCTTTCTTTCATCTGACCAACCAATTGCATTCAATACTGCTTTCATTGGATCAAGAAATGCCTTATCGAACTGAGTATCATAATCAACATACTTTTCTAGATCAAGTTCCTTTGGAAAATCTTGAATGAATGAAATCACATTCTCTCTTGTAGGATTTGGTTTCTTCAAGTAACAGAACTTTATCTTCTCACCGTTCTGTATGTATGCATACTTCTTATCAAGTTTTCTTTCTTTGACATAATAATTAAACAACAATGCACCACGAACATGCATCGGTGTTCCTTTTGCATATATCGTATTCACACCTTTATACTTTACGACATTGGAAACAGATCTTGGAAAAGATATTTCTTCTGGAGGCAAAGATTTAAATTTAGTTCTACAACCATCAATATAATCGATCATCTCATCTTCAGTGCCACTCATCATCACTTTCAATCCGTCCCTAATCATAGTCCGACAAGGTGCAGGTGTTGATGACTTGACTGCTTCGATGCCCATGATCTTTAACTTGGCATCTCCATATCGAACTCCTTCACTATCCCATACATTTAAAATGTATCTTTTCTTTGCTGTCCATATACCACGATCTGCAATGTTCTCTCTTTTCATGAACATCTTTTGATCATAAGCATTTACATAGTTGGCCAACGCTTGGTAAGAATCCGAAATATATTTCTCAAATTCCACTTCACACACCTTATCAAGGAAATCAACGACCCCTTCAGCATTCTTCTCTCTGCCTTCGAATACTGCGTCAATAAAAGGGCCCAAATTAAGATAAATGGAATCGGTATCAGAAGCAATAACATAATCAATGTCCTCCGTTTTTAAGATGTTATTTAATTTACGGTTCATTCGATTTTCAATCCAACGAATGGAAACCTGTCCAGAAAGCGTAATTGCTTCCGCATTTGCTAGTTTAAAATAACGGAAGTACTGATTGCCGATAGCACCATAAGCAGAATTAAGAGATATTTTCTTTGCCATCTGAATGTTGTTACACCTTGCAATCTCTTTTTCAAGGGTCTTTGTTTTGTTTTTTTCATAAGATTTCTTTGCCTCAATCATTTTCTTTTTGAAGATAACTCTTTCGTTATACATCTTCTCCATCAATTCGGGTAAGAACCCTTTGATGTCTTTGCGATACATAGCACCATTTGCACATACTGCAGTGTCTTTATACATTTCAAATGTTACTTCTTCAGAAAGTATTTTATCAACTGTGACTGATGGATGCCTCTGTTCAAGTAATGTCTCAGGAGAAATATTATA